TATGAACACTATATCTTGTGTCTTTTCATTAACATTCCAGTCGGTATGACGCAATATGTATGGGTAGTCATAATATTGTGTAAGAAAATACTGTTTACAGTCTCTAGGTACTAGTAGTACACTTCCATTTTTTCCAAAACTGTGTAGAATGCGTTTTTCCCAAAGACTAGGATTAAATTCAAAACGTGCATCACTATAATAAATCCAATCATACATATTACCTAATGTAGTCCTTTGTACACCATCGCTATGCCAGTTTATATGTTTGTACCAGCCTAAGACTTTAAGGTTATCTACTTGACGCTTAAAAGCACTTACAGGTATTAAAAAAGTATCACCAAACTGCTGATTGCCACTTGCCCAACAATGAATTTGATCTGCTTCCCAGGGCATAGGTTGCCAAGTAAAATCAAAATTGCTATAATCACAAAGATCACTTACTACCCAAACGTATTCTGTTTTGGCTTTCTCTACTATGCGTTTTATTGTTGCTAGATGCGTATTATTATATCTTGTAAATTGTGTATGAAATGGTAATTTAGTTTTACCTCCCATTTGCATACAAAATATATCAAACAATTAATACCAGCCCATTGCTAGTTTTGTATCTTCAGGTACCATTTCCATTGTAAACATAGGTTCAAAAACTAACTGTCTGTCACATGACTTCACACCTGGTGTAGTAGTAACAGCATTTTCTATATCTGCACAAATCTCATCTGCAAATGGACATGCCATACTGGTTAATGTGTGTTCAATAAAACAATGATCTTTGGTAATTTCTAATTTATATATAAGACCTAAATCGTAAACACTTACACTAGGCATTTCTGGGTCATATACATTACGCAATGCTTGAATTACTCGTTGTCTTAATTCGTTTTCATCTATCATTTAACTGCATACCTTAACATTATATCTTTTTTCAAATTTATCTGCGTCTGCTCTATTGTTAACCATAGGCTCACTTTTTATATTTAAACTTGTGTTTAACAACATAGGACAACCTGTCATGAAATACCATTTTTCTAATAGTCGTCTCACATCTGGATGATCATTCTTACCTACAGTTTGTACCCTACTTGTTCCATCTTGGTGTACTATTGCTGGATATAATTCAGGATTTAAACACTTATAAACACTTTGCATATATGGTTCTTTTTGTTTTTTGTATACTATAAATTCATCTTTAAAATGTTCTTCAAGAATCATAGGAGCAAAAGGTCTAAATTTTTGTCTTTTCTTAATATTATTTACTTTATCCTTAATATCCTGTCCACGTGGATCTGCAAGTAGACTTCTAGTACCTAATGCTCTAGGTCCAAATTCTGCTCTACCACTTGCTACGCCCACAATCTTATCAGACATTAAGCCGCCTATAATAGCATCAATCGGATACTCTCCTGGTATATTATGTCCTAAGTATGGACCTTTCCAACGTAATTTTTTTCCGTATTGTAGTGCCGCCGCTCCTAGACTACTACCACAGTCTCCTGGGTTTGGCATGATCCATAAATCTTTACAATGTGCTTCTAGCATAGCATTTGCTACACAATTAAGTGCTACACCGCCCATGAATACGACGTTTGTTTGTCTTGTAACAAAACGTTCAAATAATCCTCTTAATAATTGTTCAACTACTTTTTGTGCGCCAGCGGCAACATCAAATCTATCTAGTCCACTACCAACAAAATAATCCTCTTCTATACCTGCATGGAAATTATCTACAAACTCTATTTTATCTAGGTCAACAAGCATTCTATTTTTTTCATATGATTGTAAATATGCTTTACCATATGCTGCCATACCCATTGTTATATACTCATCTTCCATAGGTTTAAGCCCTATGTACTTTGTAATTGCACTGTAGTATAATCCTATACTGTGTGGATAAATTTGATTCCATATTTTTTTGTAAGTTGCTTTAGGGCGACCTAAGTATACAGGTTTATAACTGCATTCCCATACACTGATTGTGTCCCATTCTCCTATAGCATCAACTACTATTGCAATTGCATTTTTATATGGGCTAGTTTGGAAACCTGCGGCTGCATGACATTTATGATGTCCATAACTATGTATAGGTATTTTGCCCATAAAAGGTTTTATTAGTTTTTTAGGACTAGTGCTAAAATTTATTGCTTTACGCCATTCGCCACTGTACAGTTGTCTAGTTCTTTTAAGCCATGTTTTTTCATACCATGCAACATTATTTGGCTCACCGTAACTTAGGGCATCATCTATAAGTTCTTGATTTAGATTAGCATCATTTTTTACACCACTATACCGTTCCGCATGACCTGCAAATAGTATCTCGCCATTTGTTTTATCAATCAAAGTGGCTCCAGCATCGTGAAAGCCTGCACTGAGTCCTAGTATCATTTGTATATAAACGGGTCTCGTTTTCTTAGTTCTTTTAAACGTTTACGATACCTTATTTCCATTTTAATTTTATTAATAATATTTTTAATCCAACTTATCACGTATCAACTCCTTAACAACTATCATTAGGTCAACAAACCATCTTTACGCATATCATGTCTAATTTGTGTTGCACTAATACTATGTATACGTTCTCCTAAGTCATGTTCTGTAAATGTATAACCGACACCCCGTCCATAACTTATATCTACAATATTAGGTACAAGTATTATTTCAAACTCTTCTCCAATAATATAACCTTTTTGAAATAGAACACCTGCTATATCATTACTTATTTTATCAAAATTAAATGGGTTATCTGTATTACCCATACCAGCATCAGCACCTTGTACATCTCGTACCATAATTAGTACTTGTCCTGTTTTTTCTAATGCTTTTTCAAAAAGTTCACTATGTCCTTCATGCCATGGTTGCCATCTTCCTAGCATTTGAACTGTAGGTTTTTTCCAGTCAAATATAACTTTTCTCCTTTATTTTTATCAAATCTTTATATAATATTTTTTCAGCAAATACTTCTGCACATTCCTGATCAGGATGCAAGTTATCGTATCTAAAATTATAACGATTATCGTGTGCCCAGTTTACATAAAATTTTTTATTAAATGCTATCTTTTTTGTTATAAGTATTTTGAAGAATACTTCAAACTGCTGTGGTGTTAACACTTTATCCCAACCAAACCAAACATATAACTTACATATCTTGTCCAGCATAATCATTGTAGAAATAATTGTATGTATAGTCGAATTCTCGTCATAATCAATGGACTCTACATCCGGACTATTATGCAACAATGCTATACGACGTTTTTTATCTATCATATTTCTTCGCTTTAGATAAAAGTGGGCAGTGTCCTTGGGTGTATAAAATTTTCTTTGTATATTTTTAACAGTTTCCCACTGATTCATCATTACATTTTTGTGTCTACGTGTTACATCTGTTATTTGCCAAACTATTATATCATCTTTTTTTATATCATTATCCAATATAAAATCTTGTAATTTTTCAATTTGTAACAGGTTGTCTCCTGATCCTTGTGCAAGATTAATTAACTGCATATTTAAAAGTTCACTAAGTTTATTTGCTAGACCTTCTTGTTGTGTTAAACTGCACCCAAGCGTTATAATTTTATTCATTTTTCGACACGATTAATATAACCTTTTACAACATCTGCCAACTGTGCGTGTGTATCATCAAACCATTTAGCCACTTGATAATTTACATGTGTTGGTTTTTCAAATATTTTGTTTGTATCCTCGTAACGTCCTTGTTTGATAGTATCCATCCATACTGTGTAATTAGCATTAAATTCTTTACGTGATTTTTCTGTTGGACAAATAAAATCTGCTACTGCTATCTTACCTGCTAGTACGACTCCATCACTTAAATATTTCATACGTTGTGCTTGACGTATTCTTCCTTCTAGAGAAAAATCCCAATCATTATATTGTGCTCTTACTTTATCTGCATTTATCCACACACCATTTATAAGTTTGGCAAATGGTTCTGCTAGTGTGCTTTTACCACTTCCTGGCAATCCGCATATTAATATTTTCATTTAACAAATTCCATTCCAAAATTCTTTTGCTTTGTAATCTTTAAGAGTATCTACAAACTTCATTCCACCTCGTAAATTATCCATTGCCTGAATACGCCATTTGCCTTTTATTCTTGCTTTTTTATATTCATTAGGAAATTCTTCTTCAAATGTTGGTCTATCCAATAAACTTTTAAGCATATTTCTTATTGTACTATTATCTACTTCACTTGTCAATAGTAAACTATTGACTATGTAGTGCAAAATACCTCTAGGTAAAAATAAAGGACTCATTGCAATATCTGGCGTAAATGCAAATACTACTTTTGCTAAAATATCTACATCATATTCTCTAGCTAACCTACATATATTTACAATGTCAAATAATCCAGGTAAGGTTAATGTAAAATCAATACGCATCATGCGTTTATTTCTTGCATGTGCTAACCCTTGTTCAAAATTTTTCTTCCACGTATCATATACTAATCCTGTTCTTATGTATTCACCTACTTCTCTAGTCCCATCTAAACTTGCACATATTTGCCAATCACGTATATGGTCTAAAATGTCTTGATACAAATTTACACCTTTGTAATTTACTCTATGTAAATTTGTATTATATCTTGCATATAGTCCTGACCCATCACCTAATTCAATAATACGTTGCATATAACGCCAATGTTGCTCGTACATAAGTGGTTCACCGCCAACCCAATAGACTTCTTCAATTCTATGTTCTTCAACTGCAGTGTTAAACTCCTTTTCAACGGTGTCCTTTTGAAATGTTTCAATTTTAGTCTTTACTGACTTTTCCATCCAAGGTTCTATTTTATCCTGTTTACGTGCTTCTGTTTCCCAAGCACTACTTAACATAGGCCCACACATTCTACATTTAAAGTTACATAAATTACTAAAACGATAGTCCCAACTAATTGGTTTCATAGTCGTATATCCATCATCTTGTGTATTTTCAACGACGTCATTCCATCTATGTGCAAATAGATGATTAAAGTAATCTCTATATACATCTTGATTTAATAATTTTTTATCACACACTACACATTCAGGTGGTACTACATTGTTTAACATTTGCATACGAATACGTCTAATATTTTCACCGTTCCAATATTCTTCTAGTGTAGACGGTTTATATTCATTAGTACCTTCCGTTGTATCAATGTATTGTTTAAAATTTTGTGCAGGTTCTCTACTAGCACAACATAATCTGCGTTCTGTTTGCGGACTCAGATAAGTATGGGTCCAAGGAGCCATACATAAATTTTCTGGCTTAGAGTTCATATTTTATTGCTTGTGCTATTTTTGTATGACTAAGTGCAAAGTTTTGATTACGATACAAATCAGTTTGTCTTAATTTTTTATGAAGTGATTGACCGGTCTCTGGTTCTTCAGGTGTTTCGTTCATGTTCGCTTTTTCTACTAACGTTTTCAATGCCATAATATCATTTTTATATTGTCTATGCAAAATTTGTTGCTTTTGTAAATACAACATAATAGGACTACGTGCATGAATAGGTGTTTTGCTTAAACTAAATTCCCATGGATCGTGCATTACATTGAAATGTATGCTATCGAAAGTCATTGTTTTTGCCCACGTAAGTATTTCATCTAAATAAAAAATATTTTGTATATTCCATGTACAACATAGTTGTGTAATAATAGGATAACCTTTTTCTCTTAGGGCGTGTACCTTTTTAATATTTGCATTAGACGTTTTCCATTTTGCTCCATAACGTTCATACTCAAAACGTTCTCCTGTATTATCAACACTGAAAGCAATTTGTACATTTTTGAAATGTTTCCATATAGTCGGATCTTTAGGAAACTGTGTTGTATTCGTATTGTAGTGTATATCTATATTTTTGGCATAATCTTTATTTACGGCATTTTGTAATAATTCAAAATGTTGTTTTATCATCCACGGTTCGCCACCAGTAAATTCAAAATATTTTATTTGAGGCAACAATTCATCCATATTATCCCAAAAACGTGGACTCTTTCTGGGCCACTGTCCATCCTTTAACCATTTTTTTGCAATATGATTTGTAGAATCTTCTACATAGTCTAATTCTTCTTGTGCCCATCTGCTACTACTCCAGCTTCCACAAATACGACATTTTAGATTACAAATATTACCTAGTTTAAGATCTAAAAATACTAAATCTTCACCATTATTATCTTTGTATTGTACATTAATATCACTAAACTTTTCAAGCATATATTGTCGTTTTGACTTTTTACCTGCGTCTTCTTCACGCCAACAGTTTCTACAACCCTCAGGTTTTTCGCCACGCCTAAAAGCACGTCTTAAATTACGCATAAATTTACTATTAAAAGCATCTTGTAATGTTGAAGTAGCTAACTTTACATTTGGGATTTCATCTGTATATAAACAACAAGGCCTTGTTGTGCCTGAAGGTGTTGTTTCTATACTAATCCATGGAAGAATACATTTACTTGACATACTTTCGAAGTCTTTCTAATTCTGGAAATACTGAAAAGAATCCTTCGTTCCTAAAGCGATCCATTTCGTCTGTACGTTTTACAAAATCATCGATTAATGCACTATTATCTTTTGCATTCATAAAAGTAATTGCACTTTTAAATCCATTTGTTGCACGAGTAAGATTATCCTGTGGTTGTAACCATTCTATATGTTCATTATATAAGTTGTTAATTTCTTGTTTCATATCTGTTGGTAGTATATCCATTCTAAAACGTTCAGGATCTTGAAGTATATTAACATTAAAATCTTGTGCTTTAATCAGTCCAAGTTCAGTCCATTCTTTATGTAAATCCAATATATGATAAACATTCATTACACTAAGAGTTGCACTAATATAAAAATCTACAGTTGGACAAATCTCTAACATACGTTTCCGATTTTCTACAACTTTATTCCAATCTGTACCTTTACGCATTAGTTCGCCTCTGTCGTAACTTGCATCTAAACTTGCACCAATACTTACTACATCAAACTTATTCCATAATTCTAATACATCTTGTTTTTTAAATATTAATTTAGTAAAATTTGTATTGTAGTTTAGACGTACATCTGTTCTACCTCTTTCAATAAGTGCATTTAATAAATTATAATGTTCCTTCATCATTAGTGGTTCACCGCCGGCGAAATAAACATTTTCAATACTATCCAAATGAGGTTGCAGTTGCTCCCACATATCCATTTCGTATTTGCCAGCATAACTTACATTAGGATGACTTGGTTTTAACCAACCATATTTCTTTGCTTCCTTTACCCAGTTACTGCTAAAAATATCACCACATGATCTACAACTTAAATTACATAAGTTACTAAAACGGATATCATAATAAGTTAATTTGAAATCTTTGTAATACCCATCCTGTTCAGTTTCGTCGACTCTTGTAATATGATGGCCATGATTTTTGTTAGCACTATAACGCATACTTACAAAACCATTTTCTTCTTGCTCATAACATTTAGTACACTGATTACAAGATTTGTCTTGCATCATATTTTCTCTAATTTTTTTAAGATCAGTACTGTTCCATATTTCTTTCATTGAACTTTCACGTAGCGAACCAAGAGGTTGATCCATACGTGCTAAACAACAAGGATATGCTTCACCTGTTGGAAATGCATGTAGGTGTACCCATGGAAGTATACAAAAACTTTTACTAGTCAAAAGTCTACTACGTTGTGTTTCATTTAAATCTTCAATCTTAACATAAACAGGTTTACGTGTATGGTAATCATAATTTTTATAGTAATTGTCTAAGTCATCTGTCATAGTGTTTCATACCATTCCTCTAGTTCTGGAAAAGTTTTAGGAAAATTTTTATTCCGTCTTATATCATATTGCTGATAAAACTTTCTAAAATCATTATGTAATCTAGGCATATCAAATCCTTCGCTGTGAGGTTTGTCTACTACTTGTATATATTCTATTAATCTATCTAATTGTCCTAATTCAAATTCATGAAAGCAATCTGTTCTATTTAACAATTTAGGTGCATAAGTTTTACGTAATTGCTTTAATCTATCTACGTGTCTTAGTTTAATATTATCTGGTAAAACTAATGCACTTTGAAAACTAGGAAAACGTAATATATTAAAACTCATTACTGCAAAACGCATACCATACTCTTTGCGTTTCTTTATAATACGTTCTACTAAGTCTGGCAATGTTTCTAAACATAGTGCATTTATTGTACACATGCAATGTGTATCGATATCTGCTTCGTGTAAACGACATATATTATCCCACCATTGTGTAAAGTTCATTCCATCACGTATGTATTCTGCCGCCCCACCTATTGCTTCTGCACTTGTATAAACGGCTAAACTAGGCAGATGTCGTTTAACATTTATTAGACGTTGTATCAGTGCAGGCTTTGCAACCAAATTACTGTTTATTGCTAGACTTGTGGTACTTTTATCTCCATTATTTTCAAACCATTCTATAAGTTTCCAAAGATCTGGGCTCATTAACGGCTCCCCGCCAGTCACTCTTAATTGCCTAAGTGTTTTATGTAAGTCACTATCCCACCATTTAAAAAACGCTTCCACATAAGGATTAAATTCTTGATATCCATACAATTGATTAGAATCGTGTGGATGTGTAAAGTGTCCTCTTCCATCACTTTGTAAGTTTTTATATGGTCCGTCTTTTTTAAGATCTTTTACCCAAGTGCTTGAAAACGCAGGATTGCAATAACTACAAGCAAAATTGCATGTCCTGTCAAAGGCGATCTCAAGGCTTCTAAGTTCAAAATCTTCATTATAGTCTCTTGTAAATGCATCAGTAAGTTCCTCATCTGTATATATCCAACTTTTATAAACTCTATCACTAACATGTTCCGGACCCATGTCTTCAATTTTCCAACAGTAGTTGCAGCCTTCTGGTCGTTCTCCGCACTGCATTTGGCGCCGTTGTTCTTTCTTCTCGGGCGTATTGTGCAGTAGTTTTGGATTTGTTTGCACAGCAATAGGATCTATTTTATGAGGCAACGGATGATGACAACTTGTAGTCATTCCACTACCTAACCATACAGTAGCATTATACCATTTCGCACCACAAAAACTACTACTACGTTTATCTAAATGAAGTTTTTTAAACTCCAAAGGAGGTAAAGTATTTTGCAGGACTTCTAAATTATTTGCAGGATTACCTTCACTCATGTTAACTTATACCTTAATATTTGTTTAAGATCATCTTCAGTAAAATTTAATTCCCATATTCCATTAAAAGTAACATAATTTACATTTGTTAATTCAGCATAATCTTCATTGTCTGTTGACATTGTACTGTACTCAAATAGTTCTGGAAGTATTAAGTCTTTATAGTATATATTGTTTATTTTCACATAATCTTCTGTATTTGTCTTGTAGTTTTTTCCATAAAAACGTATTTTTGCTCCATAGTCTTCTACCTCAACTTCATAAATCATACTACCATTATTTGTTATGTCAAATTCGATCATTTATATCTCGTCGTAATGAGCACACTTGCTCTAGTATTTTTATTTTCAAAATTTGCACTTACATGAAAATTCTGTCTAGGCCAAGTCATTGCACTACCTAACATCCATTCATGAATATGTGCTACTGTCAATCCTTTTAAGGCATCATAATTTAAATGAGAAAGGTGTTTATTGTAAACTTCTTTATCGAACGGTTCATTACTTAGTCCAAAATCTTCACTAGTAATTTGCTTGTAAGTTGTAATACCTTTATTTCCTAGCCCTGTTTCTCCATTAAAGGTTACTGCTTCCTTACTTATTTGGTCAAATACAAGCGTATAATACTTGTCCACTTCGTTGACTATAATTGGAATTAAATAACTGTTTGCAATTTTGTCATCTTTATCATATTCTATATATCCATCACTATGTATGCCACCTGCACCATAATCAAAGTTGATATTAAGTGTTGTAATCTCTTCATTTTCTGGTAAACGACTGTGCAAGTCAGCAAGTTTACGTGCAAAGAATGGTTGTGCAAAATGTGTCATACTCATTAAACGTAGCCCGTTGTCTCTTGTATTAGGTAAAATAGTATTGTACCATAAAAACCATTCACAATCTTCTTTACTAAAAAAATTATCTATCTTTTTCATTTTTAAAATATTCTTTTATTTCATTTAACACTTGTTTTGTACTTTCCTGTCCTTCTTGAGTACGTCTCCGTACTCCTAATCTTTTTTGTATATCTAACAACATAGGATTATTAAATTTCCAAACAATATGACCATTATGTCCGAGATATAAATTTCCGTCTTCTTGCCACGGCTCGTCCCAGGGTGCAGTTATTGGATATTGTGTTGATTCCCATAGTATATTTTTTAATGGTATGTTATTTACTCTCATTGCAATTACTTCTATAAATTTATCATGTTCAGTATATACATTTTTCCCATAATGTTCTACTATAAGTGTACTGATACCTTCAGGTTTAGGGAGTACTGTAAACTCTATTTCTTGTCCATCCGCTTTAAAGTTTGCTACTTGTTTATTATCCCATAATATTCTACACAAGGGCCAGCCATTTGTGTGTCCACTATGAGTGTAGTATATCTTTAAAGTGATAGGTATTTTGTTTAATACGCTCATAACTTGCTTTAAGTCTTTTTAATTGATGATCACCATTCCATACAGTATAACCTAAATCCATAAGTAATTCTTGTAGGTCTATTCGTCGATTTATTCTTTCTAGTAAAGTAAGTTTTGGATTTTCTTTGCTTGTCCAATCTAAACCAAATAATTCTTCATTTTCTGTTGTTGGCTCTAATCCAAAGTGTATACTGCCTTTATGTAAAGGACTTCCTTCGTCTATGCTTAAAGTGCCTCCTAAGTTTACACCAAATATTGTTCCGTCAATTGCATAACCTTGATATTTTGTAAACATTTGCATTGTTTCTAAATGATGTTCTTCTTTTTCAGTAGGATACCCGACTATCATTAGAAAATAACAATTGATACCGTGCAATCTAAACTGCTCTAGTGTATAATCGATATCAACATTTTTAAAACCTTTATTCATATCTTTTCTAATTTGTTCACTTAGGCTTTCTACACCCATTGCTAACCCATTCATTCCACTCCTTGCGGCTTTTTTATAGTCAGCTGGACTCAAATGTTTTTCTGTACGTACAATCCATTGACCTCCCCAACTAAAAAATTTGTCAGGAAGATTATTAGCTTCATAATAGTTTACTAACCAATCACATAGTTGTCGGAAACTTTTTAAATTTCCGTTTATTAGACTATCTGTAAAGAAAAAATCACGTACTCCATACTTTTCGTAATGACTAATCATCTCACCAGCTATATTTTCTCCAGACCTATATGTATACTTTTTCCAAAATGCATGTATATCACAAAAACTACACCTTCTTACACATCCTCTACTTGTAGTAATTGGTAATTGTATATTTTCTATACTATAATGATAGTCGTATTTAATTACGTCATCGTAATTAGGATAAGCAAGGCTATTTAGATCTTCAATTTGTACATAGTTGTCGTTGTTAATACCACTTCCTGTATTTTCTTTTAATATATCTATTAATGCATGTTCACCTTCACCGCGTACATAATAATCAACCTGTTTGCTTGATAACAAATTGTTTCCAAAATCGTTAACTTGTGTTGCTATGCCTGTTGTGCTTAATCCAGCACCTCCAATTATAATCTTGCCTTTATATACTGCACGTAATAGTTTACACAATTCCCTAGTTGCCACTTGACATTCAAAAGTAAAAACACTAATGCCAACATGTCTGGGATTTAATTTTAAAATATAATTTACTAGATCAGTATACCATTTATCTATAATTTTTTGACAATGTGTTGTAACTTCCGCATTAGGAATTGTAAAATAATTTGTTATTTCTTCAAAATCATCATCATTTTTTATGCTATCCAATAATTCAAAGTTAGAATCTTTTACAGTACAGGTAAATCCTTGCTGTTCTACCACTCCTTTAAGTAAACTAGTGCCAGCTGGTGGATATACCAGACTAATACGAGGTACATTTAGTAATAATAAGTCGATCACTTATTACTCCAATACATACATTGTGTCCAAAAATTTTCCATTTCAGGAAAAGTTTTTAAAAAATTTGTATTACGACGTTTATCATGCTCTGTAAAAAATTTGTAAAAGTCACCTCTTTTACGTTCTACATTATCAGTACCTAACAACATCCAGTCTCTATCTCTTTTCATTTTAAGCACTTCGTAGTCCTTAAATCCATGCATTTCATCTAAGTTTTCCTCCATATATTTAATAACCTCATCCATTATAACACTATACTCCTGAGGTAATATTTGTAAACTTTGCCATTCTGGCGTATACAGAAGAGGCGTATCGAACCATATACGTTGATATGTATCTGTATATGTTTTTCGTAAGTACACAATGTACTCTAAAAGTTTTTTTATTGAAAGAATACTTAGATTATTCATTGTTATGATGAATGTTAGACTACTTCTGTACGGAACATCTCTAACAAACTCTTCACATCTATTTATCGCAAGGTCAAAATCTAGTCCATGTCTAATATATTCTGCTTGAGAACCCCAAGTATCGAGACTGACAAATTGCATAAAATGCTCTATCTGTTGACCTTGACATAGTCGCTGAACATATGACTTGTACTTTTGCCATATCTTTTCTTCTACACTAAAATTACTTGTCGTGTTAAGATGAAGATCTGTTTTAGGGTTCTCAAGTACATAATCAAACACACGATAGGTGTTTGGATCCATTGTAGGCTCTCCGCCTGTCATACGAAAGTGTCTTAAATCTTTATATAAGTCTGGCCACCAACGCCAAAATGCTTCTCTATAGGGATTTTCTTCCCTATTAGGTATCGCTCTGCGTTCGTCTACAAAGTGCTCAGGTGCATTATGAGGTGTAGTGGTTGGCCATGCTCCTAATTGTTTTGTTTCTTTTGTCCAAGTACTACTAAACTGAGGTGAACAGTAACTACATGCTAAGTTACAGACATTATTGAAGTTTACTTCTACATAACTAGGGTTGACGTTTGCTTCAGGATTATTTACAATATCATTAAAAGCATCCATTGCCCATGGTTCACCACTACGATAATGTCTATCACTGATATTACCCTGAGCTTCTATATTCCAACAATAGTTACAGTCACTACACTTTACACCTTTGATCATCTCTCTACGACTTTGTTTTTTATGTTCAGTATTATGTAAAGCACTAGGATTATCCCAAAGTGGTGCAATAGGAATTTTGTGTAATGGTGGATGATAACAACTATTAGTATGTCCTGTTGTGAGATGTAAACTTACTTGTTTCCATTTTGCTAGACAAAAACTATCACTTATTGAGGATAACTTTTCTTTGGCAACAAGTGCATCATTAAAGTAATCACTCATTACCAGCCTTCTGCACTACGTATAGAATCAATTTCTAATCTCATTGGATCAGTTTGTCGATGTGTCTGCAGATAATTTTTTTTGAAAAACTTACTTTGTTCACTTGTAAACTCACTTATATGTAATCCTAGACGTGTTTGTAGTAAGTTGTTAATATTTAACTGGTCAACACCTTTCCATTCAGAATATATCTCTCCTAAATGATAAAAGTCCTGTACTTCTGTATAGTCCCATTCAGTAAGCATTGTTCTATAAGTACCATATCTAGCACCTGCAATACAACTATCGCCAAATTTTGCATCTGCTCCTATGTTATGCCATACGCTTAGTCTGTCGAAATTACTCTTATGCACCATTTCGTTAAATTCTACTAATGTAGGTTTTGTGCCTCTATTAAGACACATTTTAACACCTTCTCTAAATCCTGCTCTCCAGGAGTGAAATGCATCACCATTAGGATGTGTAGTACTATATACATTGTTCATTGCAAGATATTTTGGATCATAACAAAATTCTACTTCATTTTCGTCTGCACCATCACTGTTTTCATGTGTTTTCATTTTGTTTACAAAATTACGTGTCCAGCAACTAATACCTCCGTTTCCGTACATCAATCCGTTTATTGCATTTATTGCTTTCCAACGGAAAACGCAATCTTCATATTCATCTTTTATATCTAAAGTTATATCAAAAAATTCAGGATAAGGCATATTATCGCCATCTAATAACACAAAACGTTCTGTATCACTTGCCTTTGCCGCTGCTTTATGGGCCGCATCGCTTCCTTCGACTCCATCTACTCTTTTAGCCCACGGAACCATATTTTGAATTTTAACCCAAAACTCTTCTTTCATAGGCTCGTCATAACTTAGATAGATACAATCTAAGTCAGCAACATCAACTTTTGTCATTATAACCTTCTTTAATTATTTTTTTATCTGCATTTGTAAGATCTGTATCATCGTGTAGATTTTCAATAGTGGTGTTAAAACTAAAACTCCATCTTTCACCCTCGCTACGAAATGGATAAACTTCATGTGTAAGCCATGCAGGAAAGAAATATATATCTCCTATTGCAGGTCTAAATCTAGTACTGTTTGAATCCAAAGGCAAAGTACTACCATTAATAAAATTAATCATTCCGACACTAGGATCATGATCTTCATTTTCCCATTCTTGTTCTATATTATCAGGTAAACGTAAATATCCTACACCACTTATCATACCAGCATGACTATGAGACGGATTAAAATCACCGGCTACACTTATATTACCCCAACTACTGTGTATAGCACAACTTAATTGCATATTGTCCATCCTATTATCTACAAGATCTACGTGTCTTTTTGTAACATAACGTCTCGTATTTTCCCAACGTACTTTTTTACCTGCCTTATATACTTCTGCACTACCATCTGCTAACATTTGTACAAATCTTTGTGCTTGTTCAGGGTTTAGTATTTTATCATCAATAGTAAATTCACGAACCATATTGCCAGCTAACTCCATGCTATGGTCTTTTGCATCACCATTTTTTTCAAATACTTGTATTAAGTCTTGCGATACTTGTTCAGGAATTTTAGCTTTAACAATACAAGGACCGAAAGGTCGTAGTACTTCAAAGCTATCTATTCCTCTTTGAATGTCAGCTGCTGTTTGCATACGTATGGATTCCTTTCTAATTCTGCTTGTGTTAAATACCAGAGTTTTAATTTTTTCTCTACGTAAACTAGTTCATCGTCAATTACAAAATTTAGTTTTTTATTTAAACCATCATATTGTTCTTGTGTAATTACAATATATGGTTCTTGTTCTGCAACTTCTTTAGCAACATATGCAGTTTTTAAAATTGAACCATCTAGATTATAATACAAACGTATTTCAGGAGGAGAGACTGCTTCAAAAACATCAACTATATCAAAGAAACTGCTCATATCTTTCAACTAACTCCTGTGTACAAAAATCTTTATGGAAATAATGAAAAGGTATTGTTTGTGCATATCCGTTTACTAAAAAAATTTTATCATCTGTTAAGGCCCAACTACAAGCATTACGCCAATCGTCTGTAGCAAAATTATTTATGTACGATTTCATATGCGTAAAAGTAGGATAATAAAGACTTGGCAAATAAAAATTTTCTTTACCTAGTTCGGTTGCTACTATACTCATAAACACATCTGTGTCTGCAACCTCATGTCTACAATTTTTTAATATTTTATTTTTATATATATGAAAATGACTTGAAACTATTTTACAATTCTCAAAAAACTTTTGTGACTCTTCACAATGTCTAAAATACATAAAGCCGTTGTAACCATTGAGCATATAATTTTCATACCACATTTTTCTATATCTATAATCATCCGCATATTCGCCTCTGTAATTACACACTCTTGTTGTAAAACAAATGTTTTTTAATCTTACTCCATGCCACCAATGATCTATATTACTAGTAATAATCATATCACTTTCTAACTTAAAAGTTTCTTTGAAAGGAGTAAGTTCCCATGCTAAACACTCATTCAAAAAAGGTTCCATAGTAGGAATAATAATTACTTCGTCAAATATTTCTGCCATGTTCGAAGGCACTTTTGTATTTTCATCTACAACTACTGCAAATTTGTTTATAGTACAATATGTTTTGATACTTAAAGCAAGTAAATATGCACAATGTAAATACTTTTCACCTTGTGCAAAAGTTAAATATCCTTGTTGATGAGTTTTTTCTTTCATACACTATTCCATAATTTACTATAAAGGTCATTATTAAGTATACATCTTTTATTCATAACGTGCAAGTCACCTTTATATCTTATTACATTATAGGATTGTTTAAATTTATATTTTACTAGCCAATTACTATTTCCGTAATTTAGAACCGTATCGGTAGTGCTTAGTGCAGGTAATCTGTGCTGAAATGTGTTTGTATTTTTATATCCATTGCATATCTGATGTGCTATGCTTAGTGCAAAATCATTTCTAAATGGAGTTTCGCTGAACCCAAATAATCTACTATAGTATTTGTAATTCTCATATACAACACGCCAAGTATCAAATATATATCTTGCATGTTTACTTTTTTTAAAAAACACTACTGTAGCCCAACGCATTTCAAAACCATTGCCACCATTTTCTAAAAATTTATCATGTCGAAATACATCATTACCAGATATATCCCAACTAGTATTATGGCATAAAAAAGTATTAGATGTTTCAAAATAATTTCCTAAATTATTATTTTGTATAAAATAATCTGTATCTATTAGTAAAGTTTTATCATATGGACTAAGATCATAAGCACTATACCGACCAATATTATTCCATTCCATAGTTTCGGTGCCGTCATCGTATCTGAATACCCTAGTATTCTTTTTAACAGGGTCAATTTTTACTATAGTCGCAGGTACATTCAAATAATGTTCAGCAAGTCTTGCAGATAGATTTGCTAGACGTTTATAGTCTAATGAATTATTTTCCGTATATAATAAAAGAACGCCTTTAGACGCTGACATCGCCAGCCTTACGTGTAGTTTTTAATTCTTCATATTGGTCTATCCAATCGTTATGGACTTCTTTCCAACGTTCATCACATAAAACAATTAATTCTTGCACATCTATTTTTATAGGAGTATCGTAACTATCCGGTATTATGTCATCTTTACTTTGTTGAAATAATCCTGCATTTACGTTTTTCATATACAAATAAGATAATAATGTCATATCTACTAAAAATATTCCACCATTGTATGTAACTGTAAGTCTTTGTTGTTGTTGTTCTTTTAGTGTTTGTTTTTGTCTGTTAAGCTCGAATCTTTCACGAGCATACTCTTCTTGATTTTTCATGCTGTCATTATAACAGGCGCCGTAGCGCCTGTCAAGTATAAAAATTTGTTAATTATTAGCCGTTAGCATCTACTGTTTGTGATGGTCCGTTACCCCATGTATCTGCTATATGTGTTGTTTCAGATTCTTCATGTCCAAAGATTGTCTGTTTTGTTCCATTTGTCTGATCTTGTACATTATAAATGGATTTATTCCAACTAGTCTGATCTGCTTCATCATCGTTCCAATAACTTCTAAAGTAAACTACATTACCAGATTTGTATAATTGTAATCTAATATTATTATTAGTATAGGTGCTTTGTGCGTACTGTCTGAATGCATCTTGATATGAACCAGTAAGATCATGCCATCCTAAGTTTGTATTGTTTATGTTTGGTGAATTACCACCACCACCTGACTTACCTGAACTTTGTGCATTTATTAAATATGTACCACAGTTACTTGCTAGTGTATTCCATCTTTCTGCTTTTGTATCACTTGTGTAACCTGAAATATCCCAACGACAACTAATTCTGCCGCCTGTGTTAAAAAAGAAACGTGCTTGGTCAGTTGAACCCCATGTCCATCTACCACGTTGTTCAATTGATGTAATTAAATTAGTTGTTGTACTACAACTTGTTTCTGCTACTGCAGCACGTGAACTAACATTTAATCTATTATTATTAATAGTAGTTACATTTCCACTTAGTGCAGTAAACGCACTAATTGTATTTCCTGCACTTGGATTAGAAATACCTGTTATACTACTTCCTTGGTGTGAAGCACTGCTAGTCATTCTTGCTAATAATGTTGTCCATTGTGATGCTTGGATTGTTGTACCTGTACTTACTGAACTTACTGTATTAGTTTGTCCATATCCATGATCTCCTGAACCAGTTCCCCATATCGCGTTTACTGATGTAGCAAAATCATTATAGTGATTGTCTAGTATTGTGTCACCGCTTTGATAAGCCATTGTTTAAATTCTCCGTATTTTTTAATTTATTGTAACAAAGGCTTCCACAGTGCCTTCTTCCGTTGTTGTTTTATTTTGGATTGCTCTGCCTAATACATTAAAAGCATTGATCGATTCGTCTTGACTTGCAGCTCTTGCAACTCCGTTGCCTGCACTAACAAGTCTATCACCTTTATTTATGCGTCCAAGCACTCTTACAGGTACTCTTCCGGCAATCGCTACTGGTGAACCTTTTTCTTGTCCACTATTCATCAAATATGCTGGTCTTTTACTAATAACACCGAACACATTGTTTGATAATTCTTCGTTTACTGAAGTAATTTCTTCTACTCCACCTAGTGCTACTACAGTGCCAGGTGCATAATCTACATCTGGTCTAAAGTTTTCTGCCAAGTCAGCATATTTTGCACTGCTAGCCAATCCACTAAAAGTAGTTGCGTGTACTGTGGTAATCGGGGTACTACTACTACCAAAATTTACTGTGCCACTAACAAGAATATCTCCAGTCATTGTACCACCAGCCTTTAATAATGAACCACTGCCTGAAACTTGTGAATCAACATATGCTTTGGTTGCAATTCCTAAGCCATCAGTCGGTGCACCAGCAACAAGTACTCTGTTAGTTGCACCATCAAATGTCATTGCAGTTGATACTACACCACCGTCATTTACCTTGACAAGTATGTCTCCATTACTTGTAGCGTTACTAATACTTACATCACTTCCACTAACACCTACTGTAAAATCACTATCGACACCTACTACTATACCAGTATCATTTAAAATACTAAGCACACCACTTGTGCTATCACTTGCATTACTACGTAAATAGTTAGCGGCTGCAATACCTCCTAGTGCATCTGAATCAGTTGCAGTGCCTTGGAATTTATTATTAGAAACTGCAGTAGATAATTGCACACCTGGTTTAATTGTTGCAAATCCAGATATAGCACTCTGCGGAGTAAATGTTGTATCTTTGCTTACTATAGCTACTATTGTATTATTTGTGAATAATTGTACAACTACATGATCTGATGCGGCGTTATCTGTTATTGTTGCTACAATTGCACCTGAAGTACCTGTACCACTTGTAAAACTAGGACCAATAGTTGTAAAACCAGTCCCGTTGTAAACTTTTAATTGTCCATTCGTTGTGTCCCACCAAAGGTCACCTGTAACACTGCTACTTGGAGTACTTGCACTTGCAGTACTGCTACTTACTGTCTTAAATGCACTTCCTGTGTAAACTTTTAATAAATTGTTTGTTTTGTCCCACCACATTTGACCTGCTACTGGACTACTAGGTGCACTACTATTACTAAAATTTTCTAATAATTTTACTAAGTTCTCGTTAAAAAATTCACCATAACCTGCATAATTTTTTCCAATTAGTGTGAGATCAGTTGTAGTATCGATTGTACCATCTGCTACTGTAGATAATATAGTACCATCGGTTTTATTAACTGTATAAGCCATCTTTATGTTGCTCCGCTATTCATTAATTATATTTATCCACTTTATAAACTTAGCATATTATATACTACTAAGATTAGTCAGTGTTTGTATTCTAACTGTATAATCTATTTGTATTAGTCTATTTAAACTTTTTTGTACAGGATGAAACACAACATGGGTTAACAAATTACCTGTATTTACTGTACCTGTCCAACTTCTTAGTCCAAGTTCATCGAATGTGTAGGTATCATTAAAATTACTCGTATTGTCAAACGCAGCCTGACTGTTTGGTTCGCCATAATCAAGCAAACAACTTACAATTATATCTGTATAAATCTGTCCAGATGTATGACTTACTGTAAGTTTATTTCTAGCAGTGTCTGTATTTAAACTACTATTATCATCTACTACTTTATAATATGTTTGATTATATAGATTAGCATTACTACCACTACTATTTGCTGGCAAATATGTAATTACACCTGTAGGGTCAACACTTGTGCCACCATTTCCAAAACTCATTTCATGTATGAAGCCATTAGTTTTATTTGAAATACTTTGTGCCAATGCTTCACTCATGTTTTCATAGTGTATAGCATTTCTTTTATTAACGTAATCTTCACCTGTGTCTGGATCAAATATACGAATGTGACCTTCCATCATCACGCCACTAGTGTCTTTTAAAGCAGTATCTGGCTCTTGTGGTTGTTCAATATCCGTTTTTTCCATATCGTTATCTTTCATAGTTACACTTTAAGCATACATTCTACATTCTTTTCGTCGATATTGCTATTTGTTTCTAACGCAATACCAACTAATTTTCCTGTACCTGAAGGACTAGCAACACCGTCATCTAAAACAAAAACAGGTGCTCCTTTTGTAACACTGCCAATTACCCTGACTGGTACACGACCAGCTAGTGCAATTGCTTGTCCATCTGATTCACTATTCATTAAATATGCTGGATTAGTAGATATAACACCTGCTATGTACTGTGTATTTGCATTTGCAGTAGTTGTTTCCGCATTTCCTCCTACTTGCATAACTGTTCCTGGAGGATATTCTGCATCAGTTGTATATTTTTCTGCCAAGTCAGCATATTTTGCCGAACTTGCAACACCACTAAAGTTTGTTGAAGCAAGTGTGCCGTTAGTACTGTTGTATGTTAGAACACTGTCGGTCTTCGCTCCTAAGTTTCCTGTTGCTGCTGTAACAAAAGTTGGAAAACATGTACTATCACTGCCCTCGTCTGCTACTGTAATAGTTGTTGCTACTGCGGCAGTTGTTGCAGTAACACTATTACCTGTACAACTTCCTGAACTACCTGAAGCATTTCCTGTTAGGTTAGCAGTAATAGTACCTGCACTGAAATTTCCACTGCCGTCACGGAATACAATAGTTGAATTAGTATTTGCATTAGTTGCATTTGATGTAACAGTAAATGTTCCACCTTCACTGCTAACACTACCACTTATACCATTACCTGATGTGGCACCTGCGGCTACATAATTGCCTGTTGTATCAGTTGTTAATGCAATTTGATCTGCAGTATCAAATTGACCAATTTTTATTTCTGAAAAAAGTTTACGTTTCTGACCTCCATTATCAAGATAAACTACTTCGTCTTGTGTTCCTATAATATCGTCTGTGCCATCTGTAAGTTCTGACAAGTCTACGTCAATAGTAGGATATGCACCTTCGCCTGTATTGTTTTGTAAGTCAATTAAATTACCAGCAGTCAAGTAGGCAACATAATTACCAGTTGTATCCGTGCCTAGTGCAACACTATTGGCTTGAATTGTAGTAGAAATACTTATTCCTGCACTACCATCAAAGTTTGCTGTTCCTACAACATCACCGGCAAGTGCAATTGCTCTTGTAGTTGCTAAGGCAGTCGCAGTGGCTGCGTTTCCTGTACAACTTCCTGAACTACCTGAAGCGTTACCAGTAACGTTACCTTCGATATTTGCCACTAGTGTTCCTGCTGAAATAGAAAGGGTACCAGTACTGGCGCCTGTTGCAGTCGTTGTACCAACTTTAAATTTATCAGATGATTCATCCCAACCTATAAACGCATTGTCACCTGTACTTCCTCTTTCAATAACAATTCCACTATCATTAGCATTACTTGATGCACCATTGTTAAGTTCTATTAAGTTGTCCTTAACTACTGTATTAGTAGTAGCAACGGTAGTAGTAGTACCGTTAACTGTAAAATCTCCAGTAACAATTAGATCCTGACTTAGCGTGACATTACCATTTGCCGCTATTTGCACAGCATCGACATCGCTTACACTACCAATATATCCAGCATCTGGTATAATTATATTACCACCAAACGTTGCACTTGCACTAATTATTGTCAATTCTGCAGTACCATCAATAGTAGTAACAACCTGTCCAGTTCCACTGTCTGTTACTGCAACATTACTGTTACCTTGAGCAATTGAAGTTGTACTGACTCCACTAATTGAACTATCTACATATGCTTTAGTCGCCGCGTCTTGAGCACTTGTTGGATCTGTTACATTTCTTAATTTATTTGAAGATATATCAATATCTGCACTAGGAGCAAAAGTTAAAGTTACGTCGTTTGTATTTCCAGTGGCAACAATTGGAGTTGTACCAATAATACTCTTAAACTGTAAACCTGAACCTACTTTAGTTTTAAAAAGTCCGCTTCCTGTACCTACATTACTAGCAGTATTTGCTTCACCACCTGCCGCACCTGGTGCAACAGCTGGCTGAAATTCACCATCCACTGCATTCCATGTTAATACATCATTGTTATTTGGCGCTGAACTTGTTATATCAACATCACTTAATGCATCAATACTTGTGGCATTTATTCTTGTTGTCACTCTACCATCGGTATAGTATAAATTTGTTTGTTCTGGAACATCTGCGGTACTAACTTGATTTGTGCCTGTACCAAAGTCAATGTGTGTATCATCGATACCATCTGTTTTAATAGTGACTGCACCCGATGATACAGTAAAATGATCACTACTAAATGATGCTACACCTTTATTTGATGAGGTTGCATCCTCAGCGGATATTGTACCAGTTGATATATCTATGCCTTCACCTGCTGTAAAGTGGGCTCTTACTTCTGCAGCACTTGGTCCGGTATAAACTATTGCTCCTGTACTGCTATTATAAGTTAAACTACCATCACCTCCACTATCAGTAATACTAATTGCCGCTCTTGATCTAGTATCTGTATAATATAAATTAGTATTTTCTGTAATATTAGCAGTAGTAATAGTTAGTGCATTACTACTAGGACTTACTCCATTTACTGTTTGTACAGTATTTCCTTGTAGTGTTGTAACTCTGCCATCTAAATCAGTAAAGTTGCCGTCCATTTCGTTGAATGTAAGCGCCTGACTTTTGTTATTTCTAAGTGTTATTGCCATTTTATTTTATCCTTAGTACCTCAATGCATATAATAGTATTTATCAACGCATCATTATCTTATTTCTATGTAGCCATCCTCTACATAGTCTCCTATGATATATTCAAAAGCATTCAATTCTAACCTAAAATTAGGTATTTGTGCTTCGCTATCTTTTAAGAAATTAGCATTTAGTGTTGAACTATTTTGTAATCCTAGTCCATCAGCCGCAGTGCTAGTACCTGTATCATACCAGGTATTAGTATGTGTATTTGTACTAGGTAACGTTTGGTCTTTACCACCGTCTACTACCAAAAATCCTGGTGTAATACGTTGTACCATTGCAGTGCCTGCGGTAGCTCTTCTTATATTTGTTATGTAATTTTCATCTAAACTTACTTCGTGATATGTAATACGTTCTCCGCCTATAAACACTACACCTGGAAATTCGCTCTCTGGTGTAGCAAATGGTAATTTACTTACATCATCTACATAAATTTTTGTATCTGTTGGCAAAACAGTAGCAGTAACTTCAGTAGTAGAATCTTTTGATAGTCTTAAGTATTCTGTGTTTCCATTCATATCATAGAATATTCTAAATCCAGTGCTTGGTTGAATTGTATTTTCGCTTATGTGTGTTACTACTAATAGACTCGAGCCAGTTAATGTTGTTTGTATAGTATCACTTAAATTTATATTACTACCGTTTGTGATATATTCTCCTGGATGCAATCTACTGCCATTAAGTGTTATCCAAAAATTATTAACATTTGCTACTGCTCTATCTAAAGTATAAGTTCCTATGCCAGATCCACTACCTACAAATACTTTTGTCTGCATACGGTATAAATCGTGATTTGAAAAAGTGTTGACTCTCATGACACTACTACTAGTAAAACTTACACTATCAGCAATTGTAATTTCAGTGCCAGTTGCACTAATTGAGTATTCTGCAGATGCATTGTTATAGACAATTACTTTATCACCATCTGCCGGAGGAGTAGTCATTGTAATGTTATCAGTACCCGCAGTCAGTGTGTAATCTATATCACGCACTGCGTTTAATGTTTGTCCTGTTGTCTTAGATATTACTGCAACACCAATATCATTAATATTTACTATGTTAGATTCGCCTGCAGTTTTTGCAATCACAAATTGCGTAGTACTTCCATCTCCAGTATAATATTTACTGTTAGCAGGACGTAATCTTACGTTATCAACTTCCACTACTGTGTTTCCTGTAAAAGGTTGTGCATAATTTACAGTATTAGTCAAATTGTATGTAAATGTTCCTGCAGTCAAATTTTGTGTCTGTAACGCTATCTTACTTGGTGCATCTCTGTCAGTAGCTTGATTAAAAACAAATATATGGATATTTGCTCCATTATCAGGAGGACTACTAAAAAGTATTGTTGTTCTACCGTCTTGTGAACCTATTGTAACGCTTGTCTCAACACCATCTACATAAACTAATGTTTGTTTTGTAAGCTCCGGTGTATTACCTAAAACAAATGAAATTGAACTTCCGTCACCTATTTCAGTATATTCTCCAACAATTTTTTCACCTACTTGACTATACGCATAAACATGAATAATATCTGTAGCTAATATAGGGTCAGATAAAGTTACAGTTTTATCTGTGTAATTTGTTGTAAAATTGTATATTCTCTCGTCATTTTGATACACAATTAAATATTCATAATCCTCAGAACTTTTTGTAGGATCACCATATTGGAAATCTCGTTGGCTTATTGTCGTTTCAGTAAGTGCAACATAATCGCCTTCAAGATATCCAGGTGCAAGGTATCCTTTACCAAAACTATCAACGAAATTACTGAAAGAAGTATATTGTATATCCGGAGCTCCTCCGTCAACTTCATAATCATGGCCTGGATGTGTGTATACTTCCATGTCAAGGGTATCATATACTCTACCTGGGATAAGTTCTTCGGGGGCATGACTGTTATAGGTGTCAACAAATCCTGATCCATCTATAATTATACTTTCAGGGTCTAAACCTACACTTAACTTATCTATGTACCCAGATACAACATATCCTCTTACTAGGTATTCACTGCCAAGTGCGTCATTAGCAAACTCAGTTCCTCTAAAGATAGTATCAACTCCGGCTAAAACTGCAAGACCTTCTTCATCAATCTCGAAGTTATCAAATCCTATTACATCAAAATTACTACTATCAAATCCTGGATTTTGATCAAAGCCTGGTCCTGTAACTTTATTTCCTAGATATCCTGTACCTTTTTGTAATAATTCTAAATCATCGCCAATCATTCCCGAAGTTGGATAATAGTATGCGCCTATTCTATCAGCAGTATTAGTAAAGTTCTCATCTGCATAAACAGACATTATACTTGCACCGGTACTATCTTCAGTACTAAATGTTTCTCCACTTGTAAATGGCGTTGTAACTTTGTAAACTTCTTGTGTAAGTGTTGTCGTATTCTGGTATGCTACAATATCATTTAGACTATAAGATGTATTTTTTACCCAATCTTTTACACTAGACGCATAAGTTATACGATCAAATTTTATAGTTGTATCAAAACTTCTAGTTGTATTATTAACAAGCCTTGGACTTACCTTTATTCCTGTACCACTACCAGTAATAGTAATAGTTGGATTTTGTGTATAACCACTTCCTTTATTTGTTACCGTAATACTAATAATTACATCACCATTTGTTTTTGCCGTTGCAGTGGCTTGTATACCACCTGACATTTGCGGTGCACTTATAGTTACTGTAGGATCAGAAATGTACCCTGTACCGTCATTCACTAGTGATATTGAATCTAGTTTATATCCATAATTTTCACCCCAAGGCTTATTTAATCCTTGAGTCCATTTTGTTTCATCGCCTGTATACTGTCCGCTAGGTTTACGGAATAATTGTAATTCTTCATCGTAAAAAGCATGGACATCAAAGTCTGTAGTATCACCTTGAAATGTATCTAATTTATCATACTTGCTAATATACTCTCGTATTGTAGTTTTATAGGGTTTTACTTCTTCTATAAATTTTTCAATAAAAGTTGTGTTATCATATTTAAAAGTATTATATTGATTTAGACTACGTAACTTGTGTGCGACAGAAATAAAACTACTTTTAAACATCCAGTCAGTCGTAAAAGTATTTTCATTAAGTGCATATTCCATTAGTCTAAAAAATAATTCGTTCATATGAATTTTATATGTATCTATAAATAAATCATTTTTTAATGCATTTACAATTTGCCTTATTTCTTCTGTTGGTACTTTATCAAAACTACCAAAGTCAAAGCCATCATTATCAAATCCTGTGGCTTGAAAACTTGTGTTCAATGTTGTAAATGAATATAAACTACTGTTAAATTGTATTGTGCCTCTTTCAATAATTACTTCGTCCCAAGTGCCATCTGACTGTAGACTAAACATACTAAAGTTACCTTCATCATTGCTTGTAACTTTTGCTACATCGCCCTCTACTGCAGTTGTTAAAGTAAGTAGATCTGCTTCTTTTTGCACTTGAAAATTTGGTACAGTCGTTGCATCATATCCAGATTTATAATAGGTTTGATAAGACCAATAATCTTCAGTATTGTATCCTTGAATGTTTGACAGTGACCAAGTTTTGTCTGCATTTAAGGTGTACACTGTCCAATAGTTATTATTATTTTCATCTTCTAAAACTAAAACTTTATAGCCTGTCGTAAGTATAAGCGTATTAAGATAATCCCTTTCAGCAAGGGTATCAACACTTACATTATATTCTCCGCTATTTACAGTCGGAATATTTTCACTACTTAATAGTTTTGTCAAACTAGAATTTCTTGCAAATGGCTCTGTAATAAAAACTGAATTACAATATTGGGTCAAAACTTTAATTGCACTTGCTCTGTTTACAAACATACTTTGTCTAGGTTGTGTAAGTACTCCGTATTTTTCTACTTCACTTAAGAAAGGATCAGGAACAATATTTCCAACGCTATCAGCGCCAGCAAGACTATCCACCAACTTATTGTAGAGCCTTGTGGGAATATCTTGGTCCGTATTACCTTTACCAAATAATTCAAACTCACTATGTAATACTCCTTCATTTTTAACAACATCATAGTTTACACTAAAAACTGCATCATTATCTGCAAAAAAGTCTTTACAATTGTACAATGCTACTGCATCTTTATCAAGAATTGCAATATAAGGAAGACCTTGTGCTTTAGGATCTTCTATTAGTCTACGAACACTATCTGCACTTAATGTTCTAAATTCAGCTTCTGTAGGCACACTAGTAATATTTTTTACCCAAAAGTAATATTTAATTTTCGTACTATCGCTTGTACTATTATACACATTTGCAACGGTAAAAAAGTTAGGATCTCTTACAGTACCTTCTCCAGTATATTCGCTCGGTGGGACATTACTTTCTACCCATTCACAAATATCAATTGTGCTACCTGGAAACATTGTACCCCAATAATTTTTACGATAATCTAAATCACCTTGCTCAACATTTAAGAAATGTACAGTGCTAGTATCCCACCATAATCTATTTTTGTACTTGTAGCTCCAAAGATTTTTTTCATATAATGCAGGATCTTGACTACTTACATAATCTAGTTCACTTTGTGCAACACCTGCTACTTTACCTTTGGCTGGATCAATATAATCCAAAAACACATCAATATTATTAGATTTTTTATTGTATAAAGCAACACGATTTATTTGAGTTACATCTACTCTATCACTTTCGTTACGTAATATTGACCAACTTTTTGTTCTTGTATTATTGTTAAATTCATATACACTTCCACTATTAGTAATCGTGGCTGATCCTTTTACTATATCATCTTGTGGGCTACCAACGATAATCCTTTTATCACTAAAAGCTACTGCAAATCCAAACTGATCTAATGCACCTATGTCAGTGCTTGTAAGTTGTTGTGCAAAAACCATTTTATCTGCATTTGTTATACTAGCACTATTTGCACTTAGTAATTCATATACATAGGCTGCACCGCTTTGTGTTCTTTTATCTGTAAATGTAGTTCCACCATTATCAAACGTTGTTGTAGATTGTAAGTAATTTGCTTTATTAGAATTACTTTCTATATCAAAACCAATACCTAATATTGTACTTGCTTTATCACTACTAATAACAAGATTCCTAGTACCATAATTTCCGGATACAATATCTAAGTATTTGTCAAATACTACTGCCCTACCAAAATTTTCATTTTGTTTTGCATGTGGATGATTTATTTTTTGTGTAAATTTAAATATCTCAAACACATTGTTACGCAAAAACATTGATCCACTGCCAGGATTAATTGTTAACTTGTTTAATGATTCAGTATTTGTAGATAGTATTTCAATTGCACCAGTAAGATTGACACTTGCAGTGACTCCCGGAATATTTGCGTTATTAATATCACTAGCAAGATTAGTTGGATTATCTGCACTATCAGTTACTGTAATTAATCTATTATCAATATAAAACGTATCTCCGGCAGTTTGGTTGTGTGGAGTGTTAGTGGTTACTAAACCATAATTTTTTCCACTATCCTGAAATATGAACACACTACCTGTGTTTGGATTTGTTTCGTCCTCACCTGGACTACCAACTGCAATTGTTGTCCCATAACTGTCTATAGCAACACTATATCCAAATTGTTCACTCAAAGTTGGACTTTGTCCTGACATATTTTGATATATTTTTTGTTTTTCAATGTATGTACCTGTATATACTAAAATTCTTGCACCACTTGAAGGTATATACTTAAATGTAATTGTTTTTCCTGAGCGAGTATAAAATCCTATACTACTACCATCGTTTTCTACAGGGACATCTGTATTATCAGTTTCAGTTTGTAAAACACCATCTACCTCTACAAATATTTTAGTCTGTAAAGTTTCTGTTGTAGTAAATGCTTTGGTAGTACCATTACCAGCAAATTGTTGTACTACTTGTGATTGTACACTTACTTCTCCAGCATTTGATATTACAGTACTATCGCTGTTAGGAACATCTGCATTTGGTGCACCAACAATAACATTGCTACCATAATAATCACAATCAACTGAAAAACCATAATCATCGCCTGACATAGCATCAAAAGGATCTAACATACTACTAAAAGCAAAATAATCTAATTGCCTTACAACTATCTGTAAACTAGCACTTGGGCCAGAAGCAAATACGATCTGTGAACCGTTCCATGTAAAGTCTTTATTTGGAAGATATACTTTTCCATCTTCGTCAACTAAACTTAACGATTCTTGGCTAATAGGCACAAAATTAATTGAATAATTTGTACCTCCATTACTAGTAATTGTGTGACTGACTATACTAGATGTAGGTATTGTTACAAGTGTGTAAGAATAAATTTTATTATCGCCAGGCGATCCTACGAAGAGATACCTGCCATTACCACTCATTGCTATACTTGTACCGAACTTTGCTGAAGAACCTAAAGCATTAGGTCGTATAGAAGGTCTTCTGTTAAAAGTTCCTGTAGCATCAACGTAATATGTAAACACTGCACCTTTAGAACTTTCAGTATCAGGTGCACCTACTGCAACATAGTCGACTCCTACTCCTACTGCTGCACCAAAACTATCAACACTATCACCTATTGTGCTTACTATGACACTATTACTTTCTAATAGTGCACCTCCTTCACTACGTACATAAGGAACTATTGCTCCAGAATCTTGGTCCGGTGCGCCGACTATAGCAAGAGTGCTGTTTGCGTTTATTTTTACACTACTGCCTAATTTGTCATCTGCAGTCACACTTGCAGTAGTTTTTATTCCTGTAGTTGTCCATGGTCTAGTATTCTGTAAAACATTCCATTTGCCATTAGAATCTTTATCCACATATACAAGTTCTTTGTTATCCCATCCACTCACTGGAGTAAATTTACTAATATCACTTGCTTGTGTATAACGTACATTACTAAGTTTATACATTGGGATATTTACATTTGTTATTTCTGCTTCTGTTGTAGTATCTGCTAAAGTAAACGAATTAGGGCTGGATACTTCAAAAATCTTAGCAACTTTTCCAATAGGTTGTTGGGCTCTTACTACTACATAATCATCTTTTACAAGTCCATGATTTATATCTGTAGTATATATTAAGTAACCATTTCCTGTACTTTGTATTTGTGTTACAGTACTTAAAGTTTCATCCACACGCCTAATACTCCAAGTATTAGTAGTATCTTTTGCAATCCAAATCTTTTTGCCTTTACCTAGTGCTTGTATGTTAGAGCTTAAACTAGTCAAGTCGTTAGCATTAAACAAAGTAAAATCTACATCATCTAGTCGTGCATAACCTGCAGTATCTAAATCATTTGTTTTTACTGTATTAATATCTCGGCTAGCAAATAAATCACCATTGTAGTTATTAGGAACTCTGTATAAATCTTTTCTCTGCACATGATAATGATCATTATCAGTATCAGTAGGTAATTCACCATCTGCATGAAAATGTATAACAGTAGGGTTATTAGTTGCATTTTCTTCTGGTATTATTGTTTCCACAATTTGGTTACTATCAATGCTTCCATACTCACCTACTCTAAATGCCCATTCTTCAAAATAATTAATGGTTTGATCTAAATTTGTAAGTTCAGCGTCAATCAGTTTATTAATTGCACTACTAGTACCTTTTTGTTTTACCATACCTTGATAAAATTTTACTTGGCTGACGTCATCTAATCCTAACCCTTGTAGGTAATCCTTCTGATTGAAGCCAATCATTCCTTTACCTAACTTATCAACACCATCTTCTAAATTAAGATTATCTAATTCAAAAAAATCTTTAAACTGACTAGCTTTGTTAGTAAGATTCTTGACAAGACCTGTTTGCATATTATTAATAGTATTCCAATCATCAAATCGGAAAACATTACTACCATCTATAGAATACTTTGCAGAATATGTTTGATTTTGAAAATTTACTAAATCACCTTTTTTATAATCTACATATGACTGCCAGTTATTAATTTTATTTTCATTCAAAAAGAATCCAGGAGCATGTAAAGTTCCGTTCCAATCTCCGCTTCTTGATCCCACTAATTTTAATCTTGAATGCCTGTTTCCAAGTTCTGGCTGATAGATAATATCATTAAAAATTGTTTTATTGCTAAAAACTAATGCATGTTCATACTGTATTGGATCTAATTGTAAACTATACAATTGTGTATTTTCGTTATCAACTTGTATTTCTAAAAAATTATCTATACGAGTGACGTCGTAAAATTTAGGATTAATAATACTTCCATTTGCATCTTTAGGCTTGCCTGTTATTCTTATATCATCTACTGTAGCTAGTGTTCTGTTAATTTTTAAAGTTTGACTACAAGGACTTAAAACAATTACACTATTTGTTTCCCAATTTTGATCTGTCCAAAATGCAAATTCTTTACCGCCTGTAATAAAATCATTTTTATCACCTCTACTAGTAATACTATCGAATACAAAACCTTTACTTAAAAGAAAACGCTGATAACTTACAAGAAAATCAAAAATTTGTTGTCTATTTGCAATTATTGTGCCATACGGAATATTTGCAATAATATTTTCATATTGTTCATATTCGAAATATGTTGTTTCGCCTACTGTGTGTTGTAAAGGATCTTTTGCCGATACACTTGGAATAATTTTAAAGAAAGGATTTTGTCTATCATATCCTTGGATTTCGTATCCGTTATCTCTTACAATAATTTGCACACCACTATATACTATTCTTTCTAAAGGCAAACTTTTTTTAAGAAAGATATTGATGTCTTCATCTGGAATAAAAATATTTTCGCTTTGACTACTAGGAGTAACACTTTCTGCAACTACTTTAAGATACTTTTTGTCTGTAAATCCTGCAACAGGATAACTTAAATTAAGTTCTAAATTATTAAATTTTGAAATTGTATCATTTATGCCGAAACCTGTACTACGAATATACTCGCTTATAAGCTGATTATATCCTTCTGCTCTTTGTATTCCTCCGTCACTTAGTATAGTACCATGCATTTTAAGATCAAGGATAGTAGGTCTATAACTTTTTGATTTTTGTAAAATTTGATCATATTGTCCATTGCGTTCTAATAAATTAGTATCAAACATATATGATCCATACTTAGCAGGTTTAATATTAGCCGCAAGTATTTGAATTACAAAAGGATATTCACTACTTCTAGTCCATGCTGTCTCTGCTGGACTGCCATCACTGTATGCCCAAGAGTTTTTATTGTTAGTAATTGTAGTACCTTGCGTGAGGAATTGACCTGGTGCTCTTAAAGATCCTTGTTCATCAACAGGAATAATACTCATTAGGTCTGGACGTTTGCGACTTGCTATAGTAGTGAATGTACTGCTTGTAGCATCACTATATAATTTTCCGTCTCTTAAATCTTCCCATAGTACTGTATTACCTCTAGTATAAGGTGCGTCACCATAACGATTATTCCACCATATAGGCTTTACACTTAGTCCTAACATCTCCCAAGGAGTAGTATGTGGTGTGTCAGTATCAAAAAACCATCTATAGATACCTCTCCAGTATCCAGGAATACGCTGATTGTTTAAAACATTTACACTTGTAGTGTAGTTCCAAGAGAATAAATCATCATCTGTTGATATTGTATTTTTCTGTACTAACACTTTATTTTTTAAGGCCCACTCACCAAAATAACTTCTTGTTATATTATTTGCCTCATTGAACTCTTCAAGTGTATTCCTAAAATATCCAGGTAGTATCTCTGCATAATCAAATAAATTAGTATCATATTGTGTTTTTATATTATTATAAACACGTTTTTCAAATTCTAATATTACGTCATCACGGATATCGCCATATCCCACCCATATACTTCCGTCATGTCCTTGTATTACAGTTTTAGAATTTACATATGTATTATCCGTATATTTTTTTGGCTCATACTTATAATACAATCCAAGTTTACTAGGAGTTGGTGGACAAAAAGATCCATTTGTATCAGTATATTCAACAATCTTAATTATATCATTTACTGCTAGCCCTATGTTGCTTGTGTTAAGACTATTTGTTGTTAACTTTACTTTTGCTTCAACAGAATCAAATGTGTAATCTTTTCCTTCTATTAGTAGCTCGTTATTTTTGTAAACTAGTACGCTTCTAGAAGATAAAGTTGTAAGATCAAACTGTGTTGTAAATTCAAATTCAACTTCACTTGTATCATCGACAGTATGTTCTACATGACTTTTTTGCGTTCCCCATGGTAACATATCACTATAATAAAAAGGCAGAGCACTTGTTTTCTTGCCTGCTATAGTGTTTATTATATCATCTACACACTTACTTGGATCTGTCAAATCAAGGTCTAATTTGTTAATATTATCTATAAATGAATTTTTAAACTTAGTGTATTCATCTTTTACAAATGTTATACTTTTTAATAAATTTGCCTCAGAATTTGTAAAAGCGTACATAGGAGTAATCATTCCTGCACTATGTTGCATTATGTCGCCTGGGTATGCTTTATAATTTGTATCTCTTAAATTACTAGCACCCGGCGAAGAACCTGACAGTGTTTTTATGTATTGGGAAAAAGTAGTCACATGATTTCTTACTTGTCCTAGTGTTAATGTATCAAATGTTGCGTTACTTGCATTATTTTCTAAATTACTAGGTATTTCATAGTAACTGTTTGTTGCTTTTGTGTTACTATAGAATTTAATTGTTACAACGTCATCTACTGAGAGTTTATCTGTAAAACTTACATACTCTCTATCATTTTGTATTAAATGTGTATACTTACTAGGTACAATAAATTTACTGTTTACAAATACTTGTAAAGGCTGAATTGTTTTTGTAGTATCTACACTTGCACCTATCTCATAGCTATATAATTCGGATGCTGTAACTTCATGTATAACAATTTGATATTGATTACTATTTTCTAAAACCTTAGTCCAACCATTATCTAATGTCCTAACACCTTTTTGATTCCATTGATGTACGTGTCCACTACGTACAATAACATTTGTGTTTCCTGTACTCTTTGTGTATTGAAATGTTTCTGTATCAAAATTATTTTCAAAAACTATATCGCCTAAAGTACTAAAATTTTGATAACTTAAACCAAATCCTAATATAGTATCTAATGCATTGTTATTGTTTCTTTTATAAGAAAACAATTTATTACCTATGAAATTACTACTAGGATACTTTGTTGTATCGCTAAAACTTACATGCTCTGGATCTTGTACATTGAATAATGGATCTTGATTTAACTTTGTTTTCTGCTGAGCAGTTTTCCATGTGTCTTCATCTAACCAATACTGTTTTCCTTGATTAGTTGCACCTAATGTACTTAAAACACAATCTTTATCGGATATAGTATCTATTAATACTAAACTAATTATTTCGCTTGTTGTAAGATCACTATCTTGATTTACCATATCAACACGATAGACATTTTTATTAATAGCAGAATCTGCAGTAAAAATTATTGTATTATCTTGTTTAATATCGATACCATCTGCAAAATAACCTGTCGACCCATTAACATTACTAAAAGCATCTGTCTGTGTTGTATCTACTACAGTCACCGGAGCTTTGGAAGTTATACCCATATTAAATAACTCAAGTCCAGTGTTAAATTCTATTATAGGTCTTTTTGCTCTTGCACTATCATCTATCTCTGCAGTATAATTATTGTAAACAGCAGTAGTCTCTATAACTTGTCTATGAAACCAACGATTTCCTCTACTCCAAGCATTTCTATCCGGACTATTACGGTTTATTAGAATATAATCTTGACTAGTTGGTGCATTTAATGTGCCATCCCATCCACCTGTATCATAGGCTACACTATCAAATCCATCACTAGTGCTTACAGTATAACTTTCAGGTGTCAATAATTCATCTACTGGAGTCAAACTTATACCTTGTGGTTGTCCCACTCCTTCAACAAAATATTCTCTTCCAGCGTATGTTGTAGGTGTAACATCACTATTGAATTCTATTTTTAATCCGTTTGTAAGTGTGACTCCATTATCACTTGTATATACAAGTTTTCCTAAAATATCGTTTTCAACATCTATAGGGCTTACTTGATCTATCTCAACAAGTTTTATCGTTCCAAACTGTGTAGCGTTTACACCATCTTGATAATATAAAGTATCAATTCCAGCAGTATAAGGTTTAATTAATAAAGGAAGTCCATCTCCTCCTTTAAAAAATTCTCTATTTCCGTATCCATCACCTTGTTTAATTTTAACTTTTTGTCCTATAGGCCAATCTATACTTCTTGATAAAACAATTGTTTCTACACCACCAATAGTATCTACAGATATGTTGTAAACGTCGTATCTTATAGACATATCTAATGTAGTAGTTTGGTCAAACGGATTATCATCATCATCAAATCCATATGCATCAAAGTTTGAACCTTGGTCCCAAGCACTTGCCGCAGTAGTTGTGTTTACAAATACAAGACTTTTTCCATTAATAACAGTTTGTTTATCTATACCACCATGCGTATCTATAAAAGTGTTATAAGGCTGATTGTGTATTTGGCTATATGTTAAATCTGTTGCAAAGTCAGGATTTGCTGCCTGAATTGCATTTATTTGTTCATTTTGTGCATCTGCCATAGGCACTGTAAATGTTACAGTTCCATTTGTAGCACCGTTATTAGTAACTCCTAAAACTTCTCTTGTGCTAATGGATGTACTAAATGAACTTACACCTGAAGTTCCTATTTCTGTTTGAATCCAAAAAGGATTTCCTGTTTCATTAAGTGTAAATTTGTACGTACCGCCTCTTGCAAGTATTACAGCTCTATTAGGATCTGCAGTTGTGCTATCGAACTTAAATTCGGTTCCGCTTGTATATACTGTGTAAGTTTTTTCTGTATCAACAACACTATTAAATACTTGAACACTATCAGGTCCTGCCGGAAGCCAAAAGTATTCACCATAATTCACAAATTTGTCAAAATCAATAAATCCACTGTAATTATAAAATTCCTGTGTAAATAAATCACTGTGGTTAGTCGTATCTACATTATTATACGATAAAGCACTAACAAAATCTGTATAACTAGATAAAGATTCAATTTGCTTAGATGTATTACTATAAACTACTGCAGGTTCTAATTGATAATTTTGTCGCTCTGCACTAGTTTCAGTAATATAGCCATTACCTACTGTAAAATTAGGAGCAAATTTTCTTCCTATAAAACTACTAAAACGTTGTAGATTTGGTTCACTAATCAGTTGATCCATTGTTGCATTTAAAAACTTCGAATTCTTTGAAGTTTGAAAAATACTAGGTAATAATGCGGAACTTTTACGTAAAGCCATTAGTAACCATATCCTCCGCTTCCGCCACCGCCGCTACTACTAGAGCTGCTACTACTGCTACTAGAGCTACTACTGCTTGAACTACTACTGGAGCTACTAGATCCACTACTATAAGTACTACTAGTGCTAGACGTTGACGTTGTACCTGTTGCGACACTTGTTGTTGTACCATTAGCACTTACACTTTCACTTGCTAGATTGACTGTAGTCGTATTAACTACATTACCACTAGATTGTAGACTATTTGCCGTAATCACATCAATTACTTCTACATCATTTACAGTAGCTGAACTAATTAAAATTTCATCTCTCTGGCTTTGTATTTGAAATAAACTACCAAAATTACTTGTTGCTAATTTAGGCACAATTATAATACTTAACACATCAGGAGCAAGTGTATTGTACAAATAAGCCGCAAGTTCGCTAAAATAAAAAACATCTCCAAAATCCCAATTATCAACTGTAAAGTAATCATTAATTGAAGATATAACTTTTTCTTTTATTTCAGTTTCACTTATAAGTGTGCTATCATTTTTTACTACTTTAAATGTTGCTTGTAATTCTTCGTCTGCTTTATCACCAAACAAAGGTCTGTAAGTGATTCCATTAAAAATAATTGTATCACTTACACTTTTATATTGTTCTAAGGAACCAAATTGATCACGTAATTCATTTGTCGTAGGATCTTGAGGCTTGCTTATATTACCTGTAATGTCTGATATGTAATTTCTATAATCCGTATCGTATTGTCTAGTCAGTAGAAATAAATCAACAATATTTGTTGGGCTAGGATCAATTCTTCTATTGTTAGGACTATTATGAGTATATTGAAATAACAGTTGATTACGTCCAATTTGTTTAATATAATTAGTATTTACTGCAACACTTTTAACATTTGCTCCGCTTACACTAAGTAGATAAAATTTTTCTTCAGCACTTGCATAAAATATTTGTCCACTTGAAAATTGTGCTAATACTTCATTGATAGCAGATTGGGTTGTGTATCTTTGTTCAATATCTGTAGTATCTACTGGTGTATATGTAAGGTATCCTCCACTACTTGTATCAGTCTTATAAAATACTACTTTAGTTGAAGAACTTACACTAGGAGCCACAATAATGTCAAATACGTCTGGATTGTCTACTACTCCATCACTATCTACATCTGGAAATGTTACTTTTATTCTATTTGTAAGAATATAACCATCTGTTTCTGTAATTACATCATCTACTTGCATTGAGTAATCAACTGCTAGGCTGCCTATTGTATCTGGCAAAGAGTTTACTTTTAAAATATTAATTTTATCTTTAATTGTTTTGCCTGTACGAGGATCAAAAATACTTAAATTTTTATCAAAATAAAATCGTGTTTCTAATTTACTTTCAAAAATATAAGCTGTTGATCTATAGTTGACAGTATATGTACTTCCGTCGTTAGTAAATTTAAAAAACCAGCTATTGTCTAATCCAGTGCTACTAGTATTTCCTGCCGCGTCTAGTGAAAATGTGTTTGCTTGATTCAAATTAGCATTAGAAATTATTGTCCATTCCTGTGTATCTAAATCATACCGTAACCCAAATGTTTTATAATCACCTATAGATTGAATTATTTCATTCCTTACTGTGCTACTTAAAGTTGTGTTCCATATTGCTATAACTTGATTTAATACCGCATCACTAGGAATAACTTCTGTCAGCGTAACAGGACCAAGTCCACTTTCTAAATTTCCAACTCCTTGATTTGTACCATCGGTGACTACTGCTGAAATACTTGCCCAGATATAATCTTTGGTGTTTATAGTGCCACTAGTGCCTGTTATTAAATTATTATTGACATCAAAAACTTTACCACTAGGAGCAGTAAATTTAAGCAAGGCACCAACTTTTGCATATTTTAGGTTACTACTTGTGAAAGACCCTATTTTTAAAGGAGCCGCTACGTCATTTTTAAAATATCCTGTGCATGTTCCACTTGAACTTGTTGTAAGATTCCATTCTGCTAATAAACTAGTTACATCTGTTCCACCATAGTTTTTCAAATAATAATGTAGACTATCATTTTTCAAAATATTCTTTTCAACTTGTGTAGATATAATGTTGCTTATATCGCTATCTGTAACAAAAGTAAACTGAAATTGTTGAATATCTTCAGTACGATAAAAAATACCATCTTCTGCAACAATATTTGTACTACTATATTTTCCTGTTGTATCACGTACATCTAAGTAACGACTTATACCACTTGCAGTCCTGTTTATAGCTTTTGATTTAATAATATTACTAAATTTTGTATAGGGTAAGATTTGATAATCCTCACCTGTAATCATACGATCCTGTGTATAGTATTGTTGTTGTGCTTTTTGCTTTACGTCTAATAAATTTTCTCTGCCACTTGCATTTGCAATAGTAGTAGTAAGACTTAAATTGACTGTCAAATTTTCTACTTGGTTTACTTGACTTATGTAAGGAATAACAATTTGTAAATTTTGCATATCATCTGGTGATATTTTATATGTTGTACCTATACCTGTTCTAAAATATACACGAAAATCTCCAACAGGAATATTAGAAAATACGTCATCACCAAATACTAAACTAATTTGATCATCCGCTCTACTACGCACAGTAAATAAATTTTTGTTATTTTCACTTAGACTATTATAAATTACATTATTTCCACTAATAGCAGGCACTTTGTCCCATCTTATAGTTTCATTGCCTTGATCGTCTAACTTATATAACCAAACATCATTATTATCAATATTGTTTACGTCTAATTCAACAGTCCTGTTAGGCAATTTTTCCGAAATTGTAAAATCTGCACTTTGTAAACTTCCTTGTTTGAAGTAAAAAAAGAAGCCATTGTTTGCACTGTTAAATCCTCTATTATCATTTCTATATATTATATTTGTTGTGCTAGAAGGTTGTGGAGCCATTTCATACAAATAATCTTGTCCGCTATATGTACCTTTTACTAATTCAAAATCTAAATTTTGTGCTCCAATAGATGTTTTAAAATCATATACAGGAATAGTGCCTTCATTTAATCTAATTTGATATTCTTCAATGTTTATGCCGCCTATTGTAGTTTTTAATCCAGGATTGCCAAACTTTTGTGTACTAACAATAGCACTATTAATCACAGTAGTAAATTGTTCCAAAAAATCACTATTGGTAGGATCTCCCCAAGAAATTTCTACATCACGTAAACTATTTCCGTTACTATCTGAAATCTCTTCAGTAGTTTGTACACTAGTAACTTTAATTAAACCTCTAGAAATTTGTTGACGTTTTGGATAGTAATTTAACATACGAGATAGTCTAAGTATACTATCCCTACGTTGTGCAGTTTCTAGGAAATTTTCTCTCGCATTTAAATCTGCACGAAAACTTAATGATTGTCCTAAAAATGCAATCATATCAATAAGTGCTATATATTCACTTGATTCTATAAAATCGTTAAAATCTTCCGGATAATATGTGCGGATATAATCCACCATACTTTTACGAATAGTCTCATAATCGTAACTTTGAAAATCTGCTTCTCTAAAAGTTTCGTAAACTTTTTTCCAATCTTCAGCAGCGAATAAATTTGCTTGTCTTGTACTTGCAGCCATTTTTAAACATTCCTATCTATTGCAGTATTTATTCACTGTATAATATAGGTATATTATTCTGCGTCAGTCCTATCAAATTTTATAATTAAATTTTCTACTTCGTTATTAATGCTATAACGCAAAGACATTTCAACCTGTATGCCACTTTCATACTCATCAATAGTTACGCCTTCTATTACTACTCTTGGATCACTACTAATCACTTGATTAACTTCCTGCACTACTGCCGCTTTGGTTTCTTCTGTAAGAGGATCCATTACTAGATCTCTAATACTTGTACCAAAATTTCCATCCATAAGTTTTTCGCCTTTGCGAATTGCAAAATGATTTAGTAAATCTCTTTTTATTAAATCTGTATCTGTTAACTTTATGCTTCCAAAGTTATTATTTACTGTACTAATACCTTTATAGACTGCTACTGCCATTTTATTTCCTTATATTAAACTATGCCTTCTAGCATATAATTCACTTAGTTTATCGTTTATTTGTGTAACAATAGTGTTATTATCATTTCCATCGATTCTAACATTAAATTTATCGTTTTCTAAAGCAGCAATACGTTTATCTAGTTGTCTTTTTTCGCCTCCGTTAGAACCGCTATACTGATCTAACGATGGAGCAGGAACAACATAACTGACTCCTCCTATTTGTCTAATTGTTTCTCCAGTTTTAAGTGTTCCTGTAAAACGTGATAATGTAGACAAATCCTGATTATCATTTTTATCTTTTGTTGCAGTAACAACTTTACTTACAGAGCCTCCTGTTTGCATTGCATTTATTACTACACTTTTAATATCTGATCCCACAGGTATACTGGAAGTATTACGTAATAATCCTTCTACATTAGCATTACCTAATCTTATTTGTTTAGCTATTTCAGGAGAGCTTATTGCTGATCCTGTTAGCATTGCCATAATTTTTTCTTTTGAGTCAGTGCTTACAATACCACCATTGTTCACTAATGTTTGATATGTCCTAGCAATTTCCTGTTGTTGTAATTGTTCTTGTATACCCGAATTAGATAAAAATTTATTTAAAGTTGTTATACCATCTTTACCTGTCCATACACTGCTTTGAGATAGTTGATCATTAAATACTGCTTCAGGACGTACAAAGCCATTTGCTTTTAATTGTTCAACATCAAATCCATATTTTCCTATAGTTTTTGTTACACTATCTATAAACGTAGACGCATTATTGCTACCTGTAAGTTTTACAATTCCAGCATTTAAACCTTGTATATCAATACTTTCTAGATTACCAATGCTAAAACCTGTATCAACTTGTTTTATTAGATCAGTAACTTTAAAACCTGCTATAGAAGGTTGAGTTAAAAATTCTGGTAAGTTATCACTTATGCCAGGAACAACAGCAGATATTTTTTGTAATCCTTTTTGTAGTTCAGGCAATGCAGTTTCATAATCAGATGCTACTTGTTTTGCAATATCTATAATTTTACCCGATCCGTCAGTAACTAATTTACCCAAATCTGAATTTACAAAATCTCCTATGCCACTCCATGTAGTAGAAATTCCTCCTACACTAGATATACTACTTGCGATACTATCGACAGATGGTGATATGTTAGAAAATCCTCCTATAAAACCTACATTATCTCCGGCGCCTCCAAATGCAGATAAATCTCCAGAAGCACTAGGCAACAAAGAACTAAGTCCTGGAAAATCAGGACTCGTAATATCGGTACCTGTAAGACCATTACCAAACTTTGCAAGGCTATCGCCCAAATCTTTTCCTATTTCGCCTAATCCACTAGTTAACGCATCTCCAAAATCCTCAGCAATACCAGTAATTTGACTAAAATCAATACCTGTAGATAGGCCAGACGAAAATAAATTAGGGCCTGCAAAATCACTAAAGTCTGCTACAGTGTCTCCTAAATCTCCAAATGCATCTAACCCTATATCACTAAAAGTATTTCCGCCTGCAAACCCTCCAGCGAAATCACTAAAGTCCGCAAATTGGTTAGTACCAGCAAAATCTGTAACATCTACTCCACTAGCAAGTTCACTAAAGCCTGCAGTGCTATAGGCTGCACTAATAATAGAAAAAGCACCTGCTAATCCGCCGCCACCAGCTAGTCCTCCGCTATAACCTGTTGCAGTACTTTTTTGCCCATGGCCAACAAAAGGTTCATGAGTAGCAAGTCTATCAACTGTAGTAGTTATAGTACTATCTCTTGTAAGAATATATCTTTGTTGAGTAGGATCATATTTTGGATCTAATTTCATCTGAGGTCTTACTGGTTTTGCAGTTTTTCCTCCTAATGACGGCCCTTGTAACATAACAATTGACCCACTTACACTCATAATTCCACTTGATTTAATACTAGAAGTTGCGCCACCAGATAAATTCATTGATCCACTTGCTTTTACTGAAAATGCATTAGAAGTTATACCAGCATCTGCAGAAGATTGTAATACTAAATCATCCTCTGACTGTAAATGCAATTGTTGTTCGCTAACAATTTGTGTATACCCTTTACTATGAAACTTTATATTCTCGTCTGCATGAAAATTTAAATTTTTACTACGAAAATTAATACTATCTTGTGCATATACATCTAGTGTGCCACTTTTACCAAGTTCAATCCATACACTGCCGTCAGCATTTCCTACATATATTACACCTTCAGTATCATTCATTAAAATCTGGTGACCAGTACTTGTCCTTAGTCTAATCTGATTACTATTACCGTCAATATCTCCATCATCCAAAGCAATACTATGACCTTTTCTCCTGTTATTAGGACCTAACAGTGCTTTAATAATTTTTGCATCAGAATTATTAGGTAAACTTTTAATAGCGGATGAATTTTCTTTTAAAAAATCTTTACCTTGATCTGTAATTCTGCGACCTTTACTGCTTATACCAATTATTTCACTTGGTGATTCTCGCATGTATCCACTATTATTAAGTCCTCTTACTTTATCTCTATATAATCCTTGATCATTTACAATCTGTTGTGTAAGAAAATCAACAGGTCTATGTTGACTTTTCCAATTAGTAATTTTATCCGTTTTTCTTAAAGGATTATTATCATTGAATTCTCCTCCAATGTATCCTTCATAAAGTGTAGGCTCAGGTAATGTTTGCATCATAAAAGTATCAGGAACACATGCAAAATAGAATCCATCTGCGTTTCTTCCTTGCGGAAAAAAACATAGCACAGTAGTACCTAAGTCTGGTGGAGGAGTAACTATACCTGCAGGGACCTTTGTTTCATTAAAAGTATCTTTATCGCCTGAATTATCTACCCTACTATAGAATGGAGTACAATAACGTACTGTTCGCCATTGGGATTTATCAGATTCGTCTGTACTCATTTCAGCAATATAAACTTGTATCACACCCATGTGTGATCCGTGTACGTTTGCTTTTACAACGCCAATAACAATTCCTCTTTCTTGACTTACTCCTCTAATATTACTTGAACTATATTGAGGATCACCGCCTTTAGTACCACCTCGCGAAATATCTACTGCCATCTGTTATTCCTCTGGAAAAAAAGTATCATAATCGATTTCATCATTTTTTGGTAAAACTTTTGCAAATAAGTTCTTACTATCTTTTACTATAGCATCTTCTACTCTGGTAAGCAAGTCTCTTTGTACGTTTGTTGCAGATTCTGTAGTGCCTTGATTAGTATTTCCTTGTAAACTATTTGCGTCCTGCCCCGGTGGTCTGAATCCACTAAGACGTTGCTGGAATACACCACCACTAAACGTACTATCTACTTGTGTTATTCTATATACACCACTAAAACTACTGTTACCCGCTTGACTAGGATCTTGTAAACCTGTTGTTGCATCATAATCAACAGGTGTTCTTAAATTTACACGTATATATGGTGGTGTCAAATTATAATTAATCGTGCCATCAGGCATAAATGGACTAGTATAAGACTGGCCTTTTCTAACTCTATCTTGCCAATACGCATCACTTGTAGGTATCCAGGCTGGATCACCAACTATACTCATATCTAAATTTAAAAGATCTACACCATCGCTCATTACACTACTAAAAAGATCTTTAGCACGTTGCCTAGTCAGTTGGTCTTTTGAATTAATAACATTTCCTTCTAATGATGAAGTCAATTCTTTAACTTGTGGTGTAAAAGCATTGTTTGCTGGCTTTCCAGCAAACGGACTACCTGTCCCGGCTGTCATTACACTATAAAATGCAGTATTAAATTTTAATCTAAAATCTAACACTTCAGTATTTTTTCCGGAAAAAATAAAATCATAAACCTTGTGATAACCTACCCCAACTGGTTTACTTTTTTTACCCCATGGAAAGTCATGGTAGTGTATAACATTTTTTTCTACTACATGTTTTATACTATACTTGTATCTTCCGTCTTTCCTATCAAAACCATTACCAGGTTCAGATGAGCTTTCAATTACTGGTCGTACCCTAAACCAATTTATAGGATCGCCTGTTTGTAAGTATTGTTTAGGATTTTCCTCAACATTTTTATCCATATAACTACTATGCATTATTACTAGATTTATAAGTTTTGTAATATCAGTACCAGCCGCAATTGAAAAAGTTTTACTTTCTTTGTCTAAAGTAACACCTCTAGTCAATCCTTGCACATAAGTTTCATATTGTTTTTTATCTGCAGATTTTTGTTGTGTTTGTGAACCACTTTTCGGTCTTTTCTCATCTTCTGTTGGTACAGGTGTATTCAAAGCATCATA